TGTTACTAATCTTGACACTATCAATTCATGGCGCAATGTGCTGTCTGTAGTGATAGTCATTAAAACATACTCATAGCGATACCGCTTGACGCTGGCTTGCGTACTGGCATTTCATAAACAATTGGATAACCTGTCGCATCGTTTTGATGATCGAAGCCGCCTTGCTTGTCAGGCTCTCCGTTTTTATCATACGCCTGTTGTTCTAAACACGAAACAACATCAGGACACCTACGCGCATTAACCCACATCTTGCCTTGAGATAATGCGCCATTAACTGCCAATATCCTATCTTTAACTCGTGGATTTTGAGCATTAACTTTAACAATAAAACCAGCTTGTCTTAATAGTGATATATCGCTCTCGCTAGCATTAACCGTTTTGCGGCTGTTACCACTTGCATCGGGGTAAACTGTTATTTTATGGCCAACGAATCGCTCTTTTAGAATCGTACAAAGCTCAGGCGTATCATAAATTCCTGTTAATTGGTCAACACAGTGCCATCCATTAGGGCGTTTAACATAGATTGTTGAAGCCATTGCACCAACGTTAAAATCTTGGCCAATAAATAAAGGCTCGTTTTCTCTGATTGTTTCGTGTGAGTCGCAGCGTTCGCGGTCGTAATTGTTGTAAATAGTACCGCTTGTTAAGTTGACGAAACGGCCTTCAATATAAGCATCGACTAAATTTGCAGGGTAGGATTCGCGTAATGAGTCGATATAATCGGGCGGTAAAAATGGGTTTGAATATGAAGCGGCTTGTACTATTGAGTAACTGTCTGTTTTTTTTGCTACCCACCGTTCGTGACAAAATCTAAATCCTTCAGGCGTGGTGTATGCGCTTGCCTGATTGAATGGGTCAATAATGCCATTAGGCCGCTGTCTATTACGCGCTATAACTTGATTCCATGCGTGTCGTGCGTGTTCTGTTTGTAGTGTGTCTAGTTCGTCGCAATGCGCTTTGTACGTCTCATAGCCGACAATCCGCTCAGGATTATCAAGCGTTCTTAAAATGAAGTCGCCAAAGCGCGGCGCGGACGTATAAATAACATTTTCGGATTTATTGTAATTGTGTGCTATGCCGTGTTGTGTGAGTTTTGATGTGATGCGCGGCGCGGTAATAAGCCTTACTAAATCGTAAGTCGGGGCATAAAGCCCAATGAGCGTATCTGTTGACTCGCAAGCGTCTATCATTGCCGCGTTTGCCATCGCCTCAGACTTTCCAGCACCAAACCCAGCACAAAAAAGCCTATACTTTGCAGTTAAAGCTAAAAATCGCGCTTGTGGCTCAGTCGCTTGAATCTTTAGCGTTCGCACTAATGACCTCTATTTGAACTTTTGCAATGGGTTCGTCTTTCCCTGTATGCTCCTGCACATTTGTCTCTTTCCATCCTGCCTGCGTTTTCAAAAAGAAAATCATCCCTGTCATGTTGCCGCCTTTGATTGACTCCATTAGTTTATTGGTCACTAATGCGATGCCTTTGGCTTTTCCCCTTTTAATAGCGTCCGTAAAATCCGTATTTTCTTTTTTTCTTTTGGTTAGTGTTGATTCGCTAATACCCAATGCTGCTGCTATCTGCTCATGCGTTAAGCCATTAGCCGCCAATGATTCAACCTGCTTTAAATCAATGTGGATTTTGGGCTTGGTTATCATTTAGCAACTCGTTATATGTTTTGCCGTTTGATTCTAGCGTGGCCTGTTTGCCTGTGAAGTCCTGCCAGCGTTTGACGATAACGTCAGCGAACTTTGGATCAAATTCCATGATATATCCATTAACTCCATGTTTTTCAGCTGCGATAAGCGTTGAGCCAGAGCCACCGAAGAAATCTGCAATGGAATTCGATGCAAGATTGAATCTTTTGATGATCCATTCCATCAACTCAACTGGCTTCTGGGTTGGATGAACTCTGTTTGTTTTTTCGCTCGCCATTGTGAATTTGCGTACAACGCTCCTGAAATTAGCCCAAGCAAGCTCGCAATCGGTCTGATCGCTTCCTCCGTTGTTTTTATCCCAGACTAGCCAGCATTCACTGTCGGGTAGAACAGATGAATAGTAATTGGCTCCCCACCAAATTTGTTTCGCTTTTGGAAACAGGCTGTGAATAAGTCGAAAAGCGTCTTTTGCTACATCTGGCGAGTCATCTCCCAAGATGTCTGTTCCGTAGTTTTTCTTAAGAACAGATGATTTGCTGACAGCGTTCATCCCATAAGGAGGATCAGTATGTATCAAATCTGGTATATTCCCATCCATCAACTTCTCGACCGCATCGATGCTTGTCGAGTCGCCGCACATCAGCCGATGATTTCCCATAGTCCACACGTCGCCTTGCACTGTGACTGGATTGGCTGGAGGCTCTGGCACGTCGTCTGGATCTGTTTCGCCTTCGACCGTTTCCGCGAGCAAGTCATCAAGCTCCTTGTCGTCGAATCCGAGAAGCGATAAATCGAAGTCCTCGTCCTTCAGTTGTGAAAGCTCCAGTCCGAGCATTTCCTCATCCCATCCGCTGTTCAACGCGAGCTTGTTGTCAGCGATGACGTAAGCCTTGCGCTGTGTCTCTGTCAGGTGATCCAAGCGGATGCAGGGAACGTCTTTCAGTCCGAGCTTCTGCGCTGCCATGATGCGACCGTGACCGGCGATGATGCCGTTTTCACCGTCGATCAGCACTGGGTTCGTGAATCCAAACTCTCGGATGCTGCCTGCAATCTGTGCCACTTGTGCCTCGCTGTGCGTCCTGCTGTTCCGAGCGTATGGAATCAGTGAGTCGGTTTTGAGTATTTCTATTTTCGGTTTGTTTTTCATGACGTAGTTTTCTCTTGACGTGTTTTTCTCTGTTGGTAAAATCTTGGTTATCACATCCTCAGCGCCTGTTTGAGCGCGTCGAGTGTGGGTTTTCCGTCTCTGCCGATTGCTTGCGGTCCGAGCCTGTCTGTGATCGTTTTCCGTGCTTCGTTTGCCAGTTCGGGCGTGAGGTCATCGATGTTAGCATCGACTCCAGCGTTGAACTGTTTCCCTAGGTCAACGCCAAATTGCGCGACGTTCGGAGCTTTGACCCGTTCGCCTTTTCTCACAAGCTTGCGACGCTCGGCTTCGGCTCGTTTGACAGGCTCCTGAATCATGTATGAATTGAAGCCGAACGGACCCCACGGCACGTCGAAGCCTCCAATGTCAGCGGCGTTTTGGAACTGCCAATAGGCGAAGTCATCCCATCGTCGAACGTCGCCCTCGGCTTCGACATGGCGCTGCCGCTTGATGCGTGCACCTAGTCGTCGGACGAAGCGTGCCGCGGGATTGAGATTGAGCCAGTCCTCATTGCGCATCCTGCCCTGCCACTGTGCGAACGTCGATGCTTGCTCTAGGTTGGTATTGTAAATCAGTTGTAAACGAGCGTTTGAAATGACATTGGTGATTTTGGTGTCCTTGTAGTCGGCAGGCGTTGCCAGTCCTTCCTGAATGAGAAACTCTGCGGAACGCTCGCGGAACTTGGCGAGTCCCGTCTCTTTATAGGCTGTCACTGTCTCTCCCGTGTTGACGTCCACGATCTCCTCTGTGGCATCCGCTTGCCAGTCCAGCAACATGTTGCGCATCTTGTTGAGAACGCGCGCTGAGGTCACTGTAGCGCTGAAAAACGAACGATTGCGGATTGCCGGTGCCATCGCTGACCACTCACGCCATCGGAACCACGAAGGCGTCACTTTGCGCCGTGAAAGATTTTCGATTACTTGGAGAAATGAGTTCATCTCGTTGATTCTGCGCTGGTCAGTTCAGCGATTGCTCGCTTGCCTGCTGCGGTCAGGTGGTATGTCGAAGGTCTGCCAGCTCGCTTGGCAATGTAGCCCTTTTGAGTCAGGCTCCAGAGCTTGTTATTGACAAAAACCAAGCTTGCTTTGGCTTGAGTGGCGATCTCACGCATGGTTCTCCCATCGGTGATGACGAAGATTTGAGCTTCGCTGATCCCGATGCCAAGCATGTAGAGTTTGCCAACAATGGCATGAACCGTGGTAGTGGTCACGGAAGCAAGATACAGAAATCTGC